GTTTATTTAAATTAAATATTTTCCATATTGGCTACAAATGTAGCAAAACTATTCCGGTTCGTGATGAATAGGAATAGCCTTTTTAGAAAAATGAATGTAGAACAAGAAAAACGATATAGTATATGAAAACATTTAGAGTGATTCAGAATGTGTTGATAGCGGTCGGGATAATAACTACCGTTTCATTGGTTGACGGGATTGAGGTGTCTGCCTCTAATGTGCAGGCGGCTTTTGTCATTGCCTGTTTCACGATAGTGACCATTCTTGAAAGGGAATTCCGTTCGGAAAAGGACGAAGAGTAAAACAAGTATGCAAGCAAGGAACTTCCCCGTATTTCGGGATAACACAGACTCATGGTTTCAGATTGAATTTGTCATGGTATTATTTAATGGTGTTAGGACAGGTTTTCAATGGGAACAGGTGAAAAGAGGGGAAGCAGCTACAATCCTGGGGCAGTGCCGGGACTTGCGCTAAAGTTAATAGTATAATTATTATGGCTGAGATATTTAATAATCGGATTTGCGTGTTTGCGAATGAATTAATCATCTTCAATCCCAAAACGCAAGTTGGGAGTGAAGATGGGTTCATTCCTGAAGGAACATACTATTCGATGGTGAGGAACGGGCAACTTATCGTACTCCGTCGTGGTATTCCCGGATGTCCTGCCCTAGTAGATTTTGAAACCATGAGAAAGGACGTAAAGAAAGGGTACATTGTACGTAAAGGTGATCCCCGTGCAGAAATTGCCGCTAAAACACAGAAATCCATACTGGAAGATGCGATTGTCTACAGCAATGCCGCCTACGAGTTTTTCAGTGTGAAATACCGCTATGACGGTGACAAGAAGCTTCCCCCCGCAAAGATTGACGAATATACCCTGAATGTACGCATCATGAACGCGCTCCTCTCCCTTCGCGATGGTCGTAAAGCCAACTCGATAGGCGGTGGTGGTACGCGCATCAACGTTTGGGAAAAGCTCTGTAAGTTGAGCAATGATCTTCTGACACTGAAAGACCCGAACGGGCGTGATATTTTTCCTCATAACCTGCCGAAGAACTGGAAGGCTTTGAAACGTAAATGCGAGCAATATGAAGCGGCACGACGGATCAGTGAGGAAGAAGGCTATCGCAGTGTCATCCATAAATCGTATGGCAACAAATACGCGGCAGTCGTACTGAACGAGGACGCAAAGGCGGTGATGCATAAATTAATCAGTATGCATAACAATCTGAATAATGTCCAAATCATGGAAGAATACAACAAGGTGGCTTCCCTGATGGATTGGAAACCGATCGATAGTCCTACCACCGTTGAGAACTGGAGACAAAAATTTGCTCTCACAACAATGGCGGGAAATAAGGGAGACAAAGCTCTGAAGAACACACGCATGAAACAGATACACCGCGAAGCCCCGACACAAGCACTTACTTACTGGACGCTGGACGGATGGGATGCGGAACTGTTCTATCAGAAAAAGACTCCCAAAACGGTAAAGAAAAACGGTGAGGAAAAGAGATATATGTACACCACTTATACCAACCGGAAAACGATGGTAGTCGTACTTGACGCATGTGAAAAATATCCGGTAGGGTATGCCATTGGCGACCATGAATCACCCGCTCTTATTCGTGAAGCATTACGAAATGCGGTACAACATACCAAAGAGCTATTTGGGGAACGCTATAAGCCTTTACAGCTACAAAGCGACAATTATCAAAAGAAGGTGATGGTTCCCTTCTATGAAGCCATGACCAAGTACTATACACCAGCCGCTTTGGGAAATGCAAAGTCCAAAATTGTAGAACCCTATTTCAAACGGCTGAACGTGGAATACTGCCAAAAACAGGCGAACTGGTCGGGCTTCGGTATCACTGCCGACAAAGATAACCAGCCTAATTTGGAAGTCTTAAACCAAAATCACAAGTTCATCCCGGATGAAGCCACCGTTATTGCGCAATTAGAGGCTATTATAGCACAGGAACGGGCAAAGAAGATAGATGCTTACCGCGCTGCATGGGAACGTACTGAAGAAGCCCGTAAAATGCCTTTCGGGATTGAAGAATATCTGATGCTCATGGGGGAAACCACCGGACGCACAAATAAGATCACAGGTTCGGGGCTGTTTATCGAATTCATGGGCGAACGAATCTGCTTCGACAGCTTCGACCTTTCTCTCCGCGACCATTACAACGAAGACTGGATAGTACGCTTTGACCCGGACGATATGAGTCAGGTGCTTGTATCGAACGCAAAACGCCTGAAGTCCGGTCGTGTTGACAAAGAGATCGGGACATTGCAATACGTACTGCAACGTGATATCAAAGTTCCGATGGCTTTGGCTGATCAGAAACCGGAACATTTTGAATACCGGGCACGTGTCGACAGGTTCAACACTGAAATGGTGGAAACGGTGAAGGAGAAAGTGAAAGAGGTAGACAGGAGAATCACCACCATTTGCCAACGTATCCCCGAAATAGCTGCAGGAACGGTTCTTGACCGCTATCTGATAACTGACAGCTTGGGACAGCACAAGGATGTCCGGTCAAAAATGAGGGATGACGCCACGGATGCGGATTTCATGGAAGTGACCCAACATATCACCCGGCAAAGTGTAGCAATGGCTTCTACCGGAACGGACGATGAAGATTACGACTACAACCCGCTGGATATGAATTTTTCAAGATGATTTAAAAACAATTTAAAAGATATACAACATGGATAATCAAGCATTAAAAACGTACATAGAGAAGTTAATCAATCGTGGTTCATCTGCAACGGAGTTGGCACGGAAGTGTGGAATATCGGATACCGCCATGTCCCAATTCAGAAGCGGCAAGTATGGAGCTAACGAAGACTCTATCGCTGAAAAGATCGCTTCCGGTCTTAATTACTACGAAAACGCCTGGAATGTAGTGGAAAGCGTCACCAGTTACCAGCAGGTACGCACCGCGTTCGTGGCAGCCAAACGGAATCACAAATGGATGTGCATATCTTCCCGATCCGGCAGTGGGAAGACTCAATCCCTCATAGACCTTTATAACATGAGTGCCGATAATTCAGTCATATATCTGAAATGCCGGAAGTGGACGGCACGTAAATTCCTGACCAAGTTAGCCACATGCATGGGGGAAACGGTAACGCGCTATATGGATAACGATGACCTTATGGACTTGGTTGTTTCACACATAAACCGCATGGCTGGAAAATCCCCTTTGTTAATCCTTGATGATGCCGGAAAACTGGCGCACAGTGCCCTTTGTACCTTGATACCTCTATATGACGATACTTTACACCGTTTGGGGGCTATCGTAGCCGGAACGGAGACGCTGGAACGCAATATAAAGCGTTATGTCGGTCGTGTAGAAGGATACGACGAAATAGACGGCAGATTTTGTCGGAACTACATCGCATTGCTGGGAGCCACAAAGAAGGATGTCAAAGCCATTTGCGCGGCAAACGGGATCAATGATACGGAGGAACAGGAAAACATTTGGGGAAAGTTGAATAAAGAGAAAAAAGAACCTGTGCCGGGAAAATATGTTTGGTTTACCGATGATTTGCGTGAACTGTCCGGCATGATCGAAGACCGTATAATCAAACAACAAATCGAGCGTGGAGAACTGGCATGAAAGTTTGGAGTCAGAAGAACCTAGAAGACATCCGACATGAATATATTGATTTTGACGGTGAATGGTATCTGGCATTCGGTCGTCCGGAAAAGTCCGGTTGCTGGATCATTTACGGAAAGTCGGGACAAGGAAAAAGTTCTTTCGCTCTGCAGCTGGCACGCAAATTTGATGAAATGGGGCTTCGGGTTCTTTATTTAACACTTGAAATGGGCGCGTGCGACGACTTCGTGAATTCCGTTCTTAGTGTCGGCATTCATAGTAAAACGAATAATATAATCTATTCGGATGAAGCCACCATCACAGAACTGGACGAATACCTGTCAAAGCAACGCAGCCCGGACGTGATAATGATAGACTCCATACAATACTTCGAGCAGCAAGGGGGAGCGAAAGCCCCCGAAATAATCCGCCTGCGCAAGAAGTATCCGCGAAAGATATTTGTCTTTATCTCGCATGTGGACGGGCGCGAGGTGGAAGGAAAAACCGCCTATGACGTGAAACGTGACAGCTTTAAAAGAATCTACGTGGAACATTTCAAGGCAACATTTATCGGACGTGGCAAAGGAGGTTCACGCGGATATTACATAGTATGGGCGGAAGGGTATCAAAAACATTGGATTGAAAATATTAAAAGCGATAATGATGGAACAGAAGACGAAGAAACCTATCAGTAAAAGCCTTATCAAACGCCTGCATATCATATACAGCGCACAAGGCATTGATGACGAACAAAAGCGGGCTATCCTACTAGACCTAACGGACGGGCGGACAAATACCACAAAAGAGTTGACATACAGCGAAGCAATGTATCTCTGCGGCTATTTGAACGGTGCGAAAAAAGAAAACCGGGATTTGACTATCACCGAACGGGAAATAAGGAGACGCAGGTCGGCTGTCCTGAAGAGAGTGCAGCGGATCGGAATCGACACAACAGACTGGGGAGCGGTAAATGCGTTTTGCCTTGATGTTCGGATAGCTGGAAAGAAGTTTCGCGAACTGGACGAGGAAGAACTTCTCCTGTTGATACCGAAGCTGGAATCAATATTAAAGAAGAAAGAAGATGGCGGATATTAGTGCAGAACAACACCGGATTAACCGGATTAATGAATTACTGGATCGGCTTGACAAGATTCCCGGTGAACTGGATGCCATACACGAAAAATTGTATGCCGGGAATATGGATCGCAATACATTTGCGAAGTTGGTAGACCAAAGGTCATCGCTTTATATCGAAGCGGAAAACAAGGAACGGGAACTGAAAGAAGTATATAAAATCAAATTGTAATTAATCATTTAAAAGTTAATAGTATGGATATTAGTAAATTGTCAAAAGAAGAAAAGGCGGAACTGTTGCGTAAACTGAAAGAGGAAGAAAAAACAGAGTCCATTCAGCGGAAAGAAACCTACGAAGCATTGAGGCATCAATTCATGTTCGATGTGGAAAGTAAACTCATGCCAGTAGTGAATGACGTTCAGGGCTTTTATGATTGGATTGTAGGTGAAAGCAAGGCTTTCCGCAACGTGATGCGAGAATACAGTCAGCTCCGTATGCGTCAGGGTGAAGAGACCGCCACTTTTTCAGTAGTAGACGGGAACTTCAAACTGGAGGTAAAAAGCAATAAGGTGAAAAGTTTTGATGAACGTGCCGATCTCGCTGCCGAAAGGCTGATTGACTACCTGAAGAATTATATAGCCCATTCAGAAAAAGGAGTCGATGATCCGATGTATCAAATGGCGATGACGCTTCTCGAACGTAACCGTCAGGGGGATTTGGACTATAAGTCTATAAGCAAATTGTATGAATTGGAGTCACGTTTTGATGAAGAATATGCGGCTATCATGCAGTTGTTCAAAGAAAGCAATGTCGTGTATAAAACTGCAACTAATTACTATTTCCATAAGCGTGACGAGAACGGAGTATGGCGTCGTATTGAACCTTCATTCTGTAGATTATGATTATAGCAGTTGACTTTGACGGAACCATTAGCCGGGGGAAATTCCCGGCTATTGACGGGGAGCAACCATACGCTGGTGAATCGCTCCGGAAATTACATGATGAAGGACATAAAATCATTATTTGGACATGCCGTACTGGTGATCAGTTATTGAATGCCATCAACTGGCTGTTGGAACGCAAAATACCATTCGACCGTGTAAATGACCATGATCCTGAAAATGTCGCTAAATATGGGGAAGGCGGGAAAAAGATATATGCCCATTGCTATATCGATGACAAAAACATCGGAGGTTTTCCCGGATGGCTGGCATGTGTGGAGGAGATTGAACGGATGGAAGAAGCCTATAAAACTATTTTAAAAGAGGATAAAACTAAAGTATGAACAAGAAGAAGGAGATAATACGCACTATCAGAAATTTTAAAAGGATTCTGAAAAGTGGGAATGTGAAAACGATATTGGTCGTTAGTGATTGGGATATATATATAAAAACATACACTATTGAGGAAATTGCTGCCCGTTTCTTACGAATAAAAGGTTATAATGTACAAATTACCATATCGGATAATACGGAGCACCCTTCCTACCAGTTTGGTTATATACGATTCTATCGTTATGCCAGAATCAAGTTTAATTCTAATTAGCAAAAAGATGAATGCAAAAGATCAAAGAAAACTGTGCAAAGCCGGCTATACAATCCTGCGTCGCCATGATTACCCCCAGCCGCATATCACTTTTAAAAGCGATATAAATCCGGATAGCTGGAAAAGGTATGGGGACAATTATCCTTCAAAAGCGGAAAGAGACCGGGCAATGAAACGTTTGCTAACAGATGATAAAATAGTAGAAGATTAAATTGGATATGAAAAAAGATAATAGCTTAGAGGATCTACTGATTCTATATTTAGTATCAGTAATAGGTATATTTACCTCCTTATCGGTTTTGGCTTATTGTGGAGTTTTAAAATAAAGGGATAACAGCCGGGAAAGATCGGCTTTTGATAATATTTGATAGAGATATGAGTAAGATAGATGTTTCAACTCTGAAAGAAGGTGATACTTTCATCCATAAAGGTGTGTTGTATGAAGTCTGGCAGAAAAACACTTGGAATACTCGTTGTAGGTATTTGAATGATAAATACCGTTATGGCGATTGGTGGGAGTATCTTTATTGTGATTTTAGTAATTATACAAAAGTTGAAATATGAAGACATTGGTGTTTGATATGATGCTTGATTAGAATGTGTAATAATTAACGTATAACAAATTAGAAAGGAACTAAAGTATGACACAAGAA